CTAAGTCATTGATATCATTCAATTCTTTTTTTTTAAAAAAAATGTATTTTATGGGTTGACTTATTTTCTTTTTAATTATATAATGTATATATGATGAGAAATGAAAAGGAAGGAATCAACATGTACCAGATTTGGATGCGCTCTTGGGAAACCATGGAATACACTCAGCCGATCTACATCAAAGCGGAATCCGCTTCCGATGCTCTGGATCGTGCCTACGAGATGTTTCATCTCCACGGCTACCAAGTCAAAAGCGTCTTCCCTGAAGGGCAATGGATCGAGTCGATCCGAGAAAATCGCCGATGTCGTCGCGGCTCGCGAACTCGCGACTCCGAAGTACCATCAGCGGATTGTTAAGTCTAAGAAGGCTTACACTCGCAAAACGAAATCAGGAAAATTGCTTACTGAATATAAAGGTTGGCTTGCTTAAAAAAACACTTGACTTATTTTCTTTTTAATTATATAATGTATATATGATGAGAAATGAAAATGAAGGAATCACAATGAAATACGCAATCTGGCAAATTCCGGTCACCGACGAGATCCTTGAGGATCCGATCTCTAACGAACTTCGTCGTGACGTCATTTGGGGCGAGCGCATCGAAGAAGCTGTTAAAGCCAACCTTTATCGTCTGGTTGGTAAGATTGAAGCCGATAATCTTGAAGATGTCTTCGAAATCGGCAACATTGGTCCGGAAAAGCGCATCAAGCGTTTTGGGCCGATGAGCTGTGTCTCTGTCGGCAATCTCATCGAAGACGAAGACGGAAAGTTCTTCGTCGTCAAAAACATCGGCTTCGAAGAGCTGTCGAAGACGGAATCGGTATTTCGGAAAATTTGAGGAGTTTTTGTTATGGATTATAATTACACCACGATGATTGATGTGATTAAGCGTATCGCCGAAGATGATAGCCCTCGTCACATTCGTCGTCAACTTGCTCGTCTGACCTCTGACGAGAAGCGCAAAATCCGTGATTTGATGGACTATGTTGAACTTGAATTAAGAGAGGTTTAAAGTTTATTCCGTGATAGTTCAGTTGGTAGAACAATGGACTGTTAATCCATATGTCCCTGGTTCGAGTCCAGGTCACGGAGCCAATTTGCCGGAGTAGCACAGTGGTAGTGCAGGGCATTTGTAATGCCAAGGTCGGGAGTTCGAATCTCTCCTCCGGCACCACTAAAAAAGTTTGAAAAATCTATTTACAAATAATGTAGGATGTAGTAGTATATAAACATAATGATTAATCAATCTGTCTCTGATGAGTCCGTAGGGACGAAACAGATGGTTGTTCTAACTGCGATGCGCTCCGCCCTTAATAGAGCCAGTTAGAAACTAAGTAAGGAACGGAAGTAATCTATACCGTAGTCCTTGGCCATTTGTAAGACAGCAGCCGACCTTGTGGTGTAGGTGTTAGCAGTGTAAAGGTTCTGAGGTTAGATATATCCGATAGGAACTCGCCGCGGCGGTCCGTGTAGGCATCCAAGGATAAACCACATTATTTTAAAACTGAAAGAAAGTGAATATAATATGACTAAGACAGAAAAAGTACTTGCTGCTCTAAAGAACGGCGAAAAACTAACAGCAAAACAGATTGAATCTCGCTTTGGTGTAGGTAATGCTCGTGCTACTGTTTCTGCACTTCGTATGCAGGGGTTTGCTATCTATTCTAACCCAACAACAAATAGCAAGGGTGAGACAAAGAACTTCTATCGTCTCGGTACTCCTTCACGTGAGGTTGTTGCTGCTGGCTACCGTGCTCTAGCGGCAGCATAAGGTGATGCGAGGGGTAGTTTTTTCTCCTATAGTTTCCTACCCCTCGCTAACTTTATATCATGAACATTATTCTTTTTGACGTAGATGGAACATTGACACCAAGCCGTGGCACAATGAATCCAGAATTCAAACAATACTTTTTAAATTTTCAAAAGAAATTCAAAGTGTGTTTTGTTACAGGTAGTGACAGTGCAAAGACCATAGAACAAGTTGGTTCAGATGTATTTGCTGCTGCACAATACTCATTCAATTGTTCTGGTAATGAAATTTACAAGAATGGGAAACTTCAATCCACTACAGGTTGGACTGCTCCAGATACGTTGATTGATTTTCTTGAGATTTGTTTGGAGCATACACCTTATACGGAAAAGTGTGGTAATCATATTGAGCGCAGACCTGGTATGGTAAACTTCTCAGTTGTTGGTCGAGATGCGACTCAAGAACAACGAGACTTATATTATGAATGGGATAAGAAGCACAACGAACGGTCACAGATTGCTACGGCAATCAACTGGCGTTGGGCTAACGAACTCCAAGCAGATGTTGGTGGGGAAATTAGTATCGATATCTTTCCAAAAGGCAAAGACAAATCACAGATATTAGATAATTTTAAAAACAAAGACAAGATCACTTTCTTTGCTGATAAGACTGAAGAGGGTGGTAACGATTACACTCTTGCAAAAAGAATTATCGATGAAGGAAAAGGTGAAGTGTTCCAAGTGAAGGACTGGAAAGAAACTTGGAAAAAATTAAAAAGTATGTATATTATCGATGGTGATATATAAATAATAGTGAGGATGCCTGATGGGTCCTCTTAACATAAATCTCGCTTATTAAGGAGGTAGCTATGACTACATATGATTCAATTCGTAAATTTGACCCATTCTTTGTTGGTGCTGACCGTCTTTGGAGACATATTGATGATCTTCATAGAGCAGCGGAAACACCAGTATCAAAGTACCCACCATATAATATTCTCAAACAGGATGAAGACCACTACTCTATTGAGATGGCAGTGGCTGGATTCACTGAAAAGGATCTTGATGTGACGCTTGAGGACGCAAAACTCACAGTCACTGGAAAGGTGGAAGAAAAAGATGAAGTTAAACTTCTTCATCGAGGGATTGCTAATCGATCCTTCACTCGGCAATTCACACTTGCTGACACAATTGAAATCCAAGGAGCACACCTCGAACACGGTATGCTCACGATCAGCCTTAAAAACATTATCCCCGATAGTAAAAAGCCTAAGAAAATTGAGGTTACGACCGGAGATAAACTGCTTGAAGTAAAGTCAGAACCAGAACTTCTGACTGAAGAATGAACGAGAGAGGGAGCTTCGGCTCCCTCTTTTTCTATTGACATTTGATGATGAAAGTAGTAATATATCTACATGACAAAATTCTATACAAATGTATCTCGTTATGGTTCCAGCATTCTCTATGTTGGTTATGAAAATGATAGAAGAGTAGTGACTCGTGAAAAGTTCGAGCCTACTCTTTTTCTTGCAACCAACAAACCATCAAAGTATCGAACTCTTGATGGCACTAACGTCGATGCCATTCAACCTGGTTCAATGCGAGAATGTAAAGAGTTCATTGAAACTCATACTGCATCCAACTTCAATGTCTATGGTAATACTGACTATGTTGCTCAGTTCATTAACAAGAAGTTTCCAAACGGCTGCGAGTTTGACAGATCAATTCTCAATGTCACATTCATTGATATCGAAGTTGAATCTGACCAAGGCTTTCCTCATCCCAAAGATGCGGCATTCCCTATTACTGCGATTACGGTTAAGAACAATGTAGACCACATCTATCATACGTGGGGCATCGGCGAGTATGATTCTTCAAAATGTATGATAAACGATATCAAGATTGACTATATTCAATGCAAAGACGAACATGCCTTGATGACAAAATTTCTTGCATTCTGGCAGATGAACTATCCAGATGTTGTTACTGGTTGGAACTCTGAAGGGTTTGATATTCCATATCTTATCAATCGTACAACAAGATTGTTCGGTGAAGAAGAAACGAAGCGATACTCAATTAATCGTCTCGTGCCTTCAATGAGAACAGACAAGTATACTGGCGAGATTTCATTCAGTATTTCTGGTATGTCGCAACTTGACTATATGCGATTGTTTAAAAAGTTCACATACGTTACCATGGAATCTTATTCGCTCAATCATGTTGCGAGTGTGATTCTTGGTGAGAAGAAGATTGACTACTCTGAATTTGCGTCTCTCAACGAACTCTACACGAAAGACTATCAGAAGTTTATCGACTACAACATCAAAGATGTTCAGTTGGTAGAACGTCTTGATGATAAGATGGGTCTGATTTCTTTGTGTATGACTTTGGCTCATAAAGCAAATGTAAACTATGACGTGGCTTTTGGTTCAACAAAGATATGGGACACATACATTTATAACATCCTTCAGAAGCAGAACATCGTTCTTACTGAACAAAAACCAGTAATGAATGACCGAAGCATCGAAGGCGCTTATGTCAAAGATCCAATCAAGGGTATGCACAAGTGGGTGTGTTCTTTTGACCTCAACAGTCTCTATCCACATTTGATTATGCAATATAATATGAGTCCAGAAACGATTGTCAATGGCATTATACCTGGAGCAAATGTTGATTCATTATTGAAAGGAACTCAGTTTGATATTCCAGAAAATCATGGCATGACTGCTACTGGTCAATTGTTTTCAAATCAAAAGAAAGGTGTGTTTCCAAGCATCATTGATAAGTTATATGCTGAACGTTCTCAGATTAAAAAAGATATGCTTCAGGCAAAACAAGAACTTGAAGACATGGACAAATCTGATAAATTTAAAAGATATGAAATTGAAAAACGTATCAGCACCTATGACAATCAGCAGATGGCAATCAAAATCCTCATGAACTCTCTCTATGGTGCATTGAGTAATGTTCACTTCCGTTACTATGATATTCGGATGGCAGAAGCGATTACCATCTCTGGTCAGTTGTCTGTTCGTTGGGCAGCAAATACTGTCAATGCATATCTTCAGAATATTTTGAAAACAAATAAAGATTACATTCTGGCGAGTGATACTGACAGTATCTATGTTTGCCTTGATGATCTTGTTGAGAAGACAATGCCTAATGCAGATGACGATAAAATATCAGCGTTTGTTGACAAGGTAGCAGAACAAAAGATTGAACCATTGCTTGATGAATGCTATGGTAAACTTCAAACTCTTGTCAATGCATATGAACAGCGCATGGTAATGAAACGTGAAATCATTGCCAGTAAAATGATTATCACTGGTAAGAAACGATACATTGCTAACGTATTGAATAGCGAAGGCGTTCAGTATGCAAAACCAAAGATGAAGATTACTGGCATTGAATCTGTTCGTTCATCTACTCCACAAGTTTGTCGTAAGTTGATTGAGAAAACACTTGATGTGATTATGAATGAAGACGAAACTGCTGTTCAAAAGTTTATTGCTGATGCTCGTGTTGCGTTTCGTAAACTTCCTGTTGAAGACGTTGCGTTCCCTCGTGGTGTATCTGACATTGGTAAGTATCAAGACGACCGTAGTGTTGATGGATATACTAAAGGTACTCCTATTCATGTTCGTGCATCAATTCTATATAATCGCACGATAATAAATAATAAACTGGATAAGAAGTATCGGATTATCAATAACGGTGAAAAGATTAAGTTCTTCTATATGAAAGTACCAAATCCGATTCGAGAAAACGTTTTTGCTTTTCCTGATATCATGCCAGTTGAATTGAATCTTGAGAAATACATTGATTATGACATGCAGTTTGACAAGTCATATGTAGAACCAATGAATAATATTCTCAAAGAGATTGGTTGGTCATCTGAGAAGAAAAACACACTGGAGGACTTTTTTGGATGAGTAATATCCCAGCAGAATATTCAAACATTGACTTCGGCTTCAGTGCTGTTGACGAAGCGGAGTTTAAATCCAATCAAGCAGAGGCAGAAAGCACACCGCCTTCTATTGATGAGAATGATATCAATCGAATCGTATTGAATTCTCTTGCTCCACTTGAAGACAAAATTGACTTGCTACTTCAGCGCCGACAAGTAGAAGAGTCTGATGATGTTCAACTTGCTATTGCACAGGCTCAAGAGGAAGTTGCTGGGAAAGTTACTGAACTTGAAAAAATTATCATGCCGCTCCTTGTTAATCTGATGAAGACTTCAGACAAAGAGTATATACACTGGCCAAATCGTGCTCCACAAGTTCAAGCTACGATTGATAAAGTCTTGGCTCTTACACGAGGTTAACATGGGAATTCTTACTCTATTAATAGCACTCGCTATTTCTGGTGTTGCTGCATGGTATTCGATTGTCGGTTTAA